TCTCTTCATTAACTGATCATCGGTAGATGTTCTTGCTCTTTTCTTAAATCCTTGAAATAAGGCTTGAACATGCTTTTCATCTAATCCCCAATCGTTGATATCATCAAAGGATGACCCGGCCAATGCCAGGTCTATATCCCCTGAGTAATCTTTTTTTCCTACAGATCCTAGAGTTTGCATTTCTCTAAAGAATGGTTCTGCTTTTGGAAATATGCTTTTAAACTGTCTTAAGAATTCCTTAAGTGTTGGTTTAATATGCTCTTTCTTTATCGGTGCTGTACTGTCGAATACGTTTCCTCCCATGTTATCTATTTAATGTACCTAAAGATAAGAACTATATACCTTATCTCCAACTATTATATTAAATAAATAGTATTAAAGTTTGATAGTAGTCGGGTAAGTAACGAACTTAGGTGCTGTTGCTGGGTTCTCTATTTCGTATAATCTATAGATCAGTTTAAATAATTCGAAGTTCTCTTCGATATTATCTATCACTTTTAACTCCCATCCTTTACCTTGTATCTTCTTACCGCTCTTATCTTCACCTCTTGTAGATGCTTTCAACCAAAGGATAGCTGTTCTATCTATTTTGATTCCTTTTGCCTCTTCGATTGATTTAGCATAAGCAGCTAATTGTAAGTCATATGATTTATGTAAGCTATTTGATGTCTTAAAGTCAATTAACCAAGTCTCACCATTCATCTTAACAACTAAGTCAGCTGTTCCGGCATACTTATGAGTATCTGAGTAGGTAAATTCTTCTGTAAATATTAACTCAGGTTTAGCTATGTCCCAAAACTGTTTGAACTTGATAATCATACCCCATACCAATTCATTGTATTTGGCATTACCGTAATCATCCATCCAAGTTACTTCTTTACCCTCTAATAAGTCCTCGATTGCATTGTGAGTTTGAGTACCTTCGTCTCCGGCTCTTCTCATGATGATATCTGAGTTATGACCTACGTCTTTTAACCATGATTCGAAGAACTTATTCTTTGGCATGTACTGAAGTACAGTAGTTACTGAAGGATAGTATACTCCTTCTGATCTCTGATATACCCTTCTATCTAAGAAGTTAATCTGTTTCAATTCTGGTTGAAAATCCAACCTCTTTTTAGCATGCTCTGATAGGATGTTGTTTCCTTTTTGTATCATATTATGATAGTTTATAGCGAAGAAGCTTACCTAAGTCCATTTCTTCAGCCTGTTGTACGTACCGAGTGAAATTCTCAAATCCCATCTCGCTTGGGTCTTTATCCTGCATATCAACAAGATATACTTTTTTACCCATATTTAAAAATTGTTCTGTATATTGAAGTGCTTTCTTAAAAGCATCTCTATCTAATGCAATGTATATGTCTTCTGCTTTGCTGGATACTATCTTTTTTAGTAGGCTATTTGAGATTGATTTACCTAAGATAGGTACTGCATTTCTCTTAACAGCAATAGCATCAAATACTCCTTCCACTAATATAATCGGCATATTCCAATTAATTAGATTCTCAAATCCTATAATGTCTTTTGATGCTTCTGGATTCCTGTATTTATGGTAAGCATCTTCATAGGTTCTAGCTACAAAGAAGTTAAGTTGGCTATTCTCATTATAAGAAGGTACAATTACTCTTCCTTCATACTCTCCTGTTGTACAGTATCCTATATTGTACTTTAAGAAGTCTTTTTCAGTAAATCCTCTATTATAAAGGTATTTTCTTACCTTATTTGCAATAATACTTGTTGTAGATGCTGTATATAGTGCTTGGAATTCCTTAGGTAACTCAACTGCTTTAACAGGTGCATAGAACCTCTCTTCTCCTTTTCCTATGTATTTTAGGATTTCGTGAGCTTGTTCTGAAGGTATTTGAAGTTGTTTAAGTAGAGACTTGATTGTTCTACCTTTAAATCCACATACCCAACACTCGAAAGGATTCTCACCCTTTTCGTTGGTATGGAAGTTAATCTCTAGTTTTGGCTTGTGGTGGTTACATTTAGGACAACTAAATGCGTAGTTCTCCCTAGCTCTCTTGTGGGATTTTCCTAAGATATTCTCGATAAAACCTAATAGTATCGGTGCACTCATTTGCTTACATAACCAGTTAATACCTTAATATACGAAAAAAGACTTGAATTATCAAGCCTTCTTTTATTTATTTTAGTTTTTTAAGTACTAATTCATTCTGCTTTACTAGCTTATGAGTCTTTACTCCTGACTTTCTACTCTTACTTGTTCTTGTTTTCTGAGGAGAATTGTGTGTTACTTTTGCCATGGCTATACGTCTGTCATTTTTAAATTACCTTCACTATCCAGCATGAAGTTGTCTGGCCTTATATCAAGTTCGTCAGGATCAATTCCTATATCTCCTGCTTCTTTATTTAATTTAGCAATAAACTCATCCGATACCTTACCATTAAATGGCTTCATATTTGGCATGGTTATAATTGCTAGTTTTGGATTAACTACCTCTACATCTATAATAGGTACGAAGTACTGTGTTTGTTTTCCTTTCAATACTTCTGCATGTTCAATCTCTACTTCGTCTGAGGTTACTTTTTTAACCTTATCTCCTACTAAGTAAACTGAACCGTAGTCTCCTGATCCTAAGAATTCTCCTCCTTGGTCAATAATGTCGTTTACTCTTTCTTGGTATTCCTGGGAAGGAGTAATTACTTCTTTTATTAAAGAGAAAATACTTATCATTAGTTATTGTACAATTTTGCTGAGAATCCTCTTGCAAGTCTAGGCATACTTTGTCCGCCTGCTGTCTTTCCTGCTCTTGCTTTTTCAATAGCCTCTTCTGGTGAAGTTGCTTTTACCTCTACATCATCCTCATCATCTTCTCCTACTCTATAGTGTACTAAGTAGTTTTGTAACTCTTGCTCTTCGTAAACAGGCTTTTCTCCTCTTGTAATTTTATCTACGTTGTCTTGATTGGCTCTATCCAATACATCGTTACCTCTTTCTACTTGAGATTTCTCTCCCTTAGCAATAGCGGTAAGTATCTTCATAAAGTCTGCAGATGTACCTCCTTGAGTTGCACCTGTGTATTTTGAATATCCTTGAAGTGCTTCTCTGATTATCTCTCTTAATTCTGATCTTTTCATAGTTTATTTTTTTACAGATCCTTCTGATAAAGCATCTTGTGTATAGATTAACAAGTCCAATACTTCCTCTAAAGCAACCTCTACATCATGGAATGGATTTGAATCTCCATCAAAGTCATTCATTTGTTTGTAGCTTCCGATTGTATCTAAGCATTTTTCTACTGATGATTCAATTACATTGTATACTGCTCTACCTGGTGAAGGAGCTCCAGAATTGACTCTTATATTGGCCATTGCCTCTTGAATAAGACCGGTTAATTCAGATTTTTTCATTTTAATATTCTTGTATTTGTACGTTTAATGTCCCTGTTCCTTTAATTAACCTATGATAGGTCTCTTTAGGTATAAATAGCGTGTCTTTTAGAGTAAATGGTAATTCATTCTCAAATTGGAACATCCAATCTGTTGGGTCCATGATAGATACTTCTCTATCGTTTTGATCCCTATGCCAAACCAATTCATCTTCAGATATATCTTGTGTGAATTTCCTGTAAAGACAAGTCTGTGTTTGTATTTCTTTGTAAGGTCTCATATTACCAGTACCCGCTGAAGTTCCTAGATCCTCCTAATGACTTCCAGTATCTACCTATATTACAGGCCCAGTATCCTGGTTTTGTTTTGTCCTTTTTAGTAGCACATTGATGTCTGGCTGCAAAAGAAGATCTAGCTCCTGGCTCATCTATCTTTACATTCAAGCCTGTTGTACCTCCAAAAGATACTTTAACTACATTGCCTTTCTTATTCTTTGTGTAAACGTAGAATTTCTTAGACCCTCCTCTTTTTGGTTTGTTTAAAGGTACATTCTTTCCTTTATATTCTCCTTCTTCAAGATCCTCCTCTACCATTGGTAAGTCTAAAGGTACTTTTTCTCCTTCATACTCTCCATATTCACCTATTTCTGTCTGTTCAAGTAAGATCATATCTTCAATAGATACAGAGATATTACCGTCTCTAAGAGCTTGTCTTGCTTCGGCAAATAATTGTATAAATGAATCAGAGGAGTATCGGTAGATACATTCAGATAGGGTTAGATCATTGTCTAAATGGTACTGTAGAGTAGGTAATCCTACTACTTCTTGTAGTTTGATCATATAAAGTCTTTTTTAAAGAATCGTCCTGAGATATTATCATTGAAATAGGTTGAACCCGGTTCAATAACTCCCTTCATATATAAATACTTATCCTCGTAATAAGTAAGCTGTTTTTTAGATGATACAAAGATAAGAATTTCTCTTGTGAATTCCGACTCTTTTTTGTCTTTTATCATCTGTTTTATTTCCGGATGTGATCCGTAATATGTCTTCCAATCTGTTTCTTTTGTAACCGTCTTTTTCTTAGATGCTCTCTTATCTGTTAAAAGTGCTAGTTCTTTTTTTCCTAGTGCTTTTCTTTGTATTGAGATAAGTTGTTTTCTTCCTAAGTACTTTCTACCTGTTGGTAGATGTGTTACTTCGTAGATAAACCCGAAAGTGTTTTCCGGCATATCTGTTAATTCCTTAACCTCTTTGTCTTGATATAACCACATATTTTTTTTTGTTATTCTGTTAAATTATTCTTATTCTGGTACTACTTCAACACCTAGTAGCTGGATTATCATGTTATTAATACTTTCTATATCTTCCTGTCCTTCTTCAAGTTGTAATTTGTTTAAATAAAGTACTCTAAAAGGTACTTCGGGACCAGTTGGCATTGAAGTTGTTTGGGTAGTGTCTACTAAATTATAGTAGACAACTCCCTCACTTACGGTAATATTTAATTTATCGGCTGTTCCTATATTTAACGGAAATTCAATCGGCTGTATTGTCATAATTTAATTTATTTAATATGGTGCACATGGTGATGTTGTAGTTCCCCAATATGTTAATGTACCTCCATATGCTAGGTTATAAAGATTATAATAATATTGATCAGTACCCCAGTCATAATAAGAGTATATATTCACAAATGCACCTGTTACTTCTGTGAAGTTAGTACCATCACCTTCGTACCAGTTCCCGTCACTTCCTATGTAGTGAGCTCCAAATCCTACACATGGATCATTATAGAAAAGGATTCCATAATAGTCATATGTTACTGAAATTATATTACAAGCTCCATTGGTATTAGCATATGCTTGCTTATTAGTATCTATATAAGCTATTGCTTGGTTGTTAGCATCTTCTACACTAACTAACGATGAATAGGTATTTGCAGATACTGTAAGAGTCACTTCACTTCCTGTATATCCTTCTGAACAGTTGTTTCTAGTTGCTG